TCGCCTTCGCGTCGGCAAGGGCAGCAGATCGGTCGAATGGCGATGCGTCTCCGCGCTTGAGCGTTTCCACGACACTGAACGGGGCGCGCGACTATCGGATGCCTGGCACCGGATGGTGTGGCCCGGGGAGACTGGCCTCGCCAATATGAGCGGGATCGAAAAGACTTCGTATTGGGGCGTCGAGAAGCCACCCTCGGGGATAACCTACGGCAGCGGCGGAACAAGCTCAGCGCTCTTCGCCCTGACGGTGAGACAGTGATCGAAGCAGTGCGGCGGCGCCAAGTCGCCACTGATGCGATCGCGCGCTTCCGCGGCGTGCCGCTGGCATTCGGGACCGCAGACTGCGCGCGGTTGGGAACGTTCGTTCTTTACCGGATGGGCCATCGCTCGCCGCTGGTTCGCGCGATGCGGTATCGGACCGCGGGCGGCGCGGGCCGGGCGCTCCACAAACTGGGGTTTGATAGCCTAGTCGCGGCAATCGACAGCATTGGACTAGCGCGGATCGCGCCCGCGGCGGCGCTGCCCGCGGACCTTATCATGCTGCCGGGCGAAGACGTGTTCGGCGGGTCACTGACGATGGCTGTGGGGAACGGACGGGTGCTGGGGTATCACGAAGATCTATCGGGCGCCGATATTCTGCAGCCAGTCGAATATGTCGCAGCTTGGCGGCTGTAGGAGGCTATCCCGCGCACGCATTAACCTGCTTGGCTGGAAACCATGACGTCAGGACGCTTCCAAGAACGACACGTTTGATGTCCACTCTGCCTACGCTGATACCGTTTGGAGATTTCCAAATCAGCGTCACATGATCGGGTCGGTCTGGCTGACGGTACACGTTGGGCGCCAGTAGCCCATCCATGTCGATCAGACACCGTTCGACATCTTCCATCGGTCGGCGGCTCTCAATCGTGTTCAGCGGTGGCTTTGCCTCGAATTTCGAGATTGGCCCAGCGAGCATCAACAACAGAAACATGCGACCTCCTTCAGCGATTGCGCGCAGATTGACGCGGAGACATGCACGATGGCGAAGGCCTTGAGAACCGCCGCGTTCGTTGTTGGCGCAGTGGCATTGGTCGCCAGCGGCGTCGGCGCCGCGGCCGGTGTCGGTCTTTTCGGTGCGGTTGTAGCCGGGAGTGCAACGGCGGCCGCACTCGCTAGTATCGCGACGGTGGCAACGATTGCCAGCGTTGCTGCCGGGGTCTTGTCGCTCGCTGCAGCGACCGTCGGAGGCGGTAGTCCAAAAGGCTCAGTTGGCGGCAATCCGTCGGCGTTCAAGATCGACAAAGATGCAGGCATCCCAATCGTATTCGGGCGCACTTACGTCGGCGGCAACGTCGTTCACCGACAATATTACGGCACGAAAAACAGCCTCGAAAGCTGGGTGACAGTGCTTAGCATGGGCCCGGTCAACCAGGTCGGCCCACTGCTGATAGACAAAGCTGAGGTGACGTTCATCGGCGGCGCGGCATCGGGCACGTACAACGGCTTCATGTGGCTTGATACGCAGCTTGGTGCCTGCCCTGAGGCGCGCGCGCTGGCGGGCCCGCAGGGGCCGTTCCCGGGGTGGGATGCGACCAGCAAGATATCGGGGCTCGCTGCAGATCTATGGACGCTGAAGTTCGACACGAACGGTAAGACCTATCCCAACGGCGTGCCACAGCGAGGGCGTGTCATCGAGGGCGTGTTGGCGTGGGATCCCCGGCTCGATGATACGGTTGTTGGGGGCGCTGGGCCATGCCGCGCCGATGACCCGTCCACGCACCTGTATACGGAGAATCCTTGGCTGCTCGGACTGTGGTTCGCGCTCGGGGCGGTCCAGAACAGGACTCTAATGGCCGGGGGCGGGCTACCAATCACGGGAATCGACCTGACGCGCTGGATCGAGGCGGCCAACTACGCCGACCTGGTCGGGTGGAAGGCTGGCGGCCTTGTCTACACGACTGCGGATAATGACTGGGACATCCTCAAGATGCTGGCGCAGGCAGGCGGTGGCGAGGTGATGCCAATCGGCGCGCTACTGTCGTGCACGTTCTCGGCCCCGCGCGTTTCGATCGGGACGATCGCTTCGGAGGACATTGCAGGAGATATTGATGTTCCGTCGACGGCATCGATGCGCACGCGGCGTAATACGGTTATCCCCCGCGTCAGGTTGGAAAGCCACGGGTGGGAGGTCGTGCCGCTCGATGCGATCAGCGTCGCTGAATATGTAGGAGAGGACTCGGGAACACGCCCGAAAGAGATTGTGCTGCCCCTGGTACAGGACGTGGACCTCGGCGCGAAGCTATCGGTCCTGCAGATGCTCGACGATCGCGAGCTCGACGGCATCGTGCTGCCGCTCAAGATTTACGCGCTGGGCTATCTACCTGGAGACTGCCTTACCGCTGATCTGCCAGAGGCCAACCTGTTCGGTCGGGACGTCGTCGTTCGGACCCGGGAGATCGACGCGGCATCGCTCGGCGTCACACTGACCTGCCGATCAGAGACACCAGGGAAACATCCATTCGCGCTTGGCCAAAGCGGCACCCCGCCGCGGACGCCCGACCTGAGTATCCCGACCGCCTATCCTGCAGATAACCTGTCCGCGATCCAATTGGCGATCGCGACATCTTTCCCGATCGGCCTAACGATCACAGCGGCGGATGATGGCACGATCACGATCAGCGATCACACGCGCCGATACACCGATGGGCACGCAGACGTAGCTGTTGACGGGGCCACGATCTCGAGCGGGCTCGCGGCCGGCGACTTTCGGGCGATCGGATATGATGATTTCGATCGAATCGGCGGTGCCGTGGCCAATCAGCTGTTCGTGGACGATCTCGATGCGCGCGCGTCTCCGGACCACCCGGGGCGCCACTATGTCGGATATGCAACGATCCCCACCGCGGGCAGCCCGCCTGCAGACGGCGGCGGCGCATCCCCCCCAGGCGGCAACTGCGTTACGATCGACACGCCGCTGCTTGCTGCGCCTGGCGTCGAAAAGCCTGCTGGCGAATGGGCTGTGGGCGAACGGGTCTACACCCGCCACGAGGTCACGCTTGAGTGGGGATTCTTCCCGGTCGAGGCATTCATGATCGTCGATAGCGAGGACGTTTGGTCCGCGGAGATTGGCGGGCGCCCGCTGTCCGCTACCGGCGACCACCTCGTTTACACCGGCGCATGGATCGCAATGCGCGCCGTGCCCGGCGCGACGCAGATAGCTGGCACGCAGCAGGTCGTGAAGATGACCGTTACCGGGGCGCACACCTACGTCTCGAACGGCGTGCTGTCGCACAACATCAAGCAGAACACCGTTATTCCTTGATCGCCCCGCGGGCTACCGGAGATATCTCAATGGCATCCTCCCAACGCCTCGCCATTGCGGCGTGGCGAAACGAACTGTTCACGCTCACGATCGCCGTGCGCGGCGTCGATCTGACGGCGGCTGCGTCGGCGGGAACGATACGGGCGCAATTCCGGCTCTTGCCTGACACACCCGGTGCGCCACGAGTCGACCTAGCGACAGTGACGACGACCGCGGCTGAGGGCATCAAGCTCGATAGCGTTATGATGGTCGATGGGTTGCCGGTCTCGACTTTGATCATGCGGATCAACAAGACGACTATGACCAGTGCCGAGGCGTTCCCGTACACCGGCGAAATAGGTGAAAACAGTAAGCTAGCGTTCGCGATCCAATGGGATGGTAGGACCAGACTCTACGGTGACTTCTGGGCTCTCGCCAGCGCTATGGATTCGGATGCGGCACCAGTTGATCGTGGCAGCGGCTACGGCACATCCCCAGCGATCTCACCTGTATCTTCTGCTCTCGTCACAGTTTCGAACGGTGACGTAATCTCGGTTTCGATCGATGGCGCAGACCTGCTGGGTCCGCTTACTGTGAGATCAGAATCTGCTGCGGCAGACGCGGAAGCCGCGCGCGACATCGCACTAGCGGCGGCGATCGGGCGCGATGCCCCGCTGCTTCCGATCAGCACTGGCAAGCGCATCCTTTACGTCCCGCAAGGATTGCTGGACGAGGACGGCTACACCCCGTTCGCGGTAGGCGAGGACGGTCCGATCGGCGCGCTTATCGAAGCTGCAACCGATCCGCTAATCGCAGTCGCCACCGGCGTAAATGACATCGCGACGATCGCGCACATATCCGGGCAGGGACAATCGCTCAGCATAGGCCAGTCTGGTGTCCCGCCGATCAGCACGACTGCGCTCAATCCCGGTCGAGGCCTGATGTTCACCGGCTCAGTCGTTCCCGGCGAAAACTCGACAGCCTATGCGCTCGAGGACCGCCATGTTTCCTCGATCATCGATCTGGCAGGACCGAGCTCGATCGGAACCGAGGTCCATCTGGTTCAGGCGGTCAACCGGATGCTTGGCGCGGTCGATCCCTACACCGCGGTGATAGCGTCTGCGCACGGGGTCGGCGGGCAACTCTATTCGGCGCTGAAAAAGGGAACGCAGCCGTACCGAAATGCGCTGTTCGCCATGCGCCGAGCCGCAGCGATATCCCGCGGTGCTGGCCTCGATTACCGGATGATTGCCCTTGATGTCGTCCACGGCGAGAATAACTACGCCGACTCGCTTGCGACCTATCTCGGGCACCTGACGGAATGGCAGGGCGACTGGCAGGCCGACGCGCGTCAGGTCATGGGTGATTCAACTGCGATTGTCCCGCTGGTCACCGATCAGGTATCATCGTGGACGATCTACGGCGGCATCCCGACGTCGGCCGTCACCTTGGCGCAGCTTCAGGCGTCGATCGATGATCCAGTCCGGTTTGTCTGCGTCTGCCCGAAATACATGCTGCCTTATGCGGACGGCCCTCACCTGACCGCTGCAGGGTATCGGCTGCTGGGGGACTATCACGGGCGCGCGCTGGGGGTGATCGCGACCGGCGGCACCTGGACGCCGCTGCGGATGGTTTCTGCTGTGCGAAGCGCGACGGCTCTCATGATCACCTGCAATCCCCCGGCTGGCGCACTCGCAATTGATACCACGCGGGTTGCCGCGGCTGCTCAATATGGTCTTGTCTACAAAGACGGCACAGGGGCCAATGTTGCGATCAGCTCAATCGCAGTGTCGGGCAACACGATCACCGCGACGCTAGCCAGCGCAGTCGCCGGTACGTTGTCAGCTGGAATGTACGGCGCGGGAGGCGATGAGGCGGGTCCGACGAGCGGCCCGCGAACTAATTTCCGAGATAGCAGCGCCGACCTAGCAGCCGATGGTTCGACCCCCCTCTACAACTGGATGAGCCATTGCGCGCTCCCGGTAGCGTGAAGGACGCACGATGATCGCCGACATCCCGACCCGCGGAAATTTTCGCTACAGCGACACCGTTCGCGCAAGTTCGATCCAAATTCTGGAGCCATCCATGTTCGACCGCGCGCTGGCGACCGCAGCGGGGCGGAACGGCCTCGCCATGCACTTTGACCCAGCCGATTTCTCAGGTGGGACCGCTCTCGATCGCGCATCGCTCGCCACCTGGAACACAACGGCAAGTGGGTCCGCTGATGCGGTATTGTCCGATATCAACGGAAAGCCAGCGCTGGCATTCACCCGCGGGACTAGCCGGTTGATCCAGTCCAGTGTTGCGCGGGCAAACGGCTCTTTTTCGATAATGCTGGTCCGACAGCAAACGGCCGACGAGGCAGCAGTCGCAGCAGCTGTTATGTTTGGGAGCGGCCCTTCACTCGATAACCTAATCCATGCCCGTCAAGTATCTGGGTCCATGCGCTGGTTTCCGAACACCAGTACCCCAGGCGTACCATCTATCTACGCCGATGGCACGTTCCTCGAAACCTTTACCTACGATGCCGAAACCCAACTTGGCTCCATCCTATCATCGACTGGTGGGTTGATCGGGCAAGGGGGGTTCGGATCACCTCCCGCAACTGGATACCCTCTGGAGATTGGCGGGTGGAACTTTGGCTACGGTTTCCCCGGTAAAATTGGTCGGGTGCTAGTATTCGACCGTGATTTGAGCGCGGCGAGTGAAGCGGGCAATCTGAGCGGCATCCTTGACCTGATGCGCGCTGAGTATGCGTTGTGAGCTGCCTCAGTTGGCTGATGGGTGAGGCCCGGTACGTGGCCCGCATCGGGAAAGATGTTCAGACGCGGATGGTCGCGAGGTTGGTCGAATGATTTCCGTTTTGACCAACGGCGTGCGTCGATCAACGGGGCCATGGTGATCGCGTGGTGAACCTGAAACTCTCGACGTGGCGCTGGCTTCCTTTAGCACTGCTGCCGCTCACGACTGCCGCTTCGCCATCGGGGCCGACCGTGCCGAACGCCAAGGATATGGGCGATATCCTGCTGCAAGCGGATGGCCCGAACCTCTACGTGATCGCGCTGTTCTTCCTGCTGTTCCTGCAGTTCATCGAGCGACTGTGGGCGAGCGCGGCGGCGGCGCGGGCGGCTACCAGAGCGGCGGAAACCAACGGCGCGGCGCTCGACCGGGCGACCGATGCGGTCGAGGGGCTAGAACGGCAATTGGCTGCGGAACTCCACATGGTCCGCTCCGAGCTCGTAGTCATCAAGGACCGACAGGATCGAAGCCGATGATACCGCTCCGGGATCTCGCAGCCATGACCCGCGCCATCTTCGCCATGATCAGGCCCACGCCTGACGAAACCGCAATGGACGTCGCCATGGCGCGTCTCGACCGCGTTGCTTCCCGGATCGAGGCGCGCGCGTCCTCGCCCGTTCGCCGCGAACCTCTCGACGACTTGGTGGATGGACGATGACCGCATTCCTGATCTGGCTTTTCGGTGCGGCGACGCTGGGGGCGGCCTGCAATTTCTTCGGCTGGGCGCGGCTCGTGCGGCGCTGGTTCTACCCGTTCGATCCGGATCGGCGCGGCGTCTACCTCATCAGCCGGATCGCGATCACGCTGACCTCGGTCGGCCTGCTGTTCGGATCGTGGGCCCGCGCCTCCGGCCTTGTCGTCGACGGCGCGCGCGCCACGGCGCCGATCACGCTGCTCACGCCCTGGTTCGACATCGCGATGCCCGGCTGGACGCAGGGGCTGTGGATGGGGTGCCTTCTGCTCGGCGAAATCGGGATGCTGCTGTCGGCGGCGCTGCATGCGCTGGAAACCGAGCGGCGCCCGATCGGCTTCGTCGTCTTCCTTGTTGGTCTGGCGCTGTGGAGCGCCTTTGTTGGGACATTCTGGCTATGAACGCAGACGACGCGAAACGCATGCAGCGCGCCTTGGGCGTCGGCGCCGACGGCGAGATCGGTCGCGGCACTCTGCGCGCGCTCTTCCAGCGCATGGGTGCCGACACCTCGACGGCCGTCGCGCTGGCGCTCGGCGCCGCGGTCCATCTACCCGCTTACGGCATTCTCGACGCGCCGCTCCGCCTCGCGCACTTCATGGCACAGGTCGGGCATGAAAGCGGCGGCTTCCGGTACATGCAGGAACTGGGCGGCTCATCGTATTTCGCGCGCTATGATGGCCGCGCCGACCTCGGCAACTCGCAACCGGGCGATGGAGCGCGGTTCCATGGCCGGGGCCCAATCCAGCTGACGGGTCGACGGAACTATCGAGCCTATGGCGAGGCTCTCGGCATCGATTTCGAAGGCAGTCCCGAGATTGTCGCGATGCCGTCGATCGGGATGTTGGTCGCAGCGAAATACTGGTCCGACCACGGCCTCAACGCCCTCGCCGATCAGGACGACATCACCAACATCACGCGGCGCATCAACGGTGGGACCAATGGTCTCGCCGATCGGACACAGCGCCTCATCACCGCAAAGGAGATCATCTTGTGACCGATCAGCCGACGATACTCGACCCCGCCACGACGCCCGTGCCGCTCAACCTCGAAGTTCCACAGTCGCCGCTCGCGCAGATCGCGAAGGGCCAGCTGCGCGTCGGCGTCGCCGCGCTGGCGGGCGCGCTCGGCCTGCGCAACGTGCTGCCCGCGGCGCTGGTCAACGATCAGACCATCGACCTGATCACCGGCCTTGTCATGCTGGCGCTCGTCGCAGGCTGGACCGGGCTGCGCGACCTGCTGACGCACACCCGCTTCTTCGCGCTGGCGTCGGACCCAGCGGTTCCCGAAGACGCCGTGCGGCTGAAAGAAACCGTCTGATGGAAGGGATAACGCTCGCGGCGGCGTGGCGCGCGCTGCGCCTCTGGGACCCGATCGTCGCCGCGGTCGTGTGCTTCGGTCTATACTGGACCACCCGGTCCTCGCTGCAGACCAGGACGACCGAGCGCGACACCGCGGTGCAGGTCGCCAAGAGCAACGCGCAGGCGCTCGAGCAGACCCGTGCCGACGTGGCTGCCGTCACCCAGCGCGCCACGGCGGCAGCGATCAGCGCAAAACGGGCGACCGATGATCGCTTCGCCAATCTGAAACAGGAGTACGACCGTGATCTGCATACGAAGATGGCTGCGGCGCAGCAGCTGGCCACTGACTATGTTCGCGCTCACAGCGTGCGCGTCGAAACCGGTGGCAGTCCAGCCGATCGCGGTCGTCTCGCAAGCGCTGGCCTGCCCGGCGCTGCCTCCGCTGCCGGAAAGCCTGACGGCCCCGGTGGAACGGCCGTCATGGTTGCGCCAGCCGACGTCGGTATCTGCACCGCCGCGGTAATCCGGCTGCAGAACGCGGTCGACTGGGCGGCGAAGCTGACGCGATAGGCCGATCAGCTTCTCGCCACCCGGATCAGTCGCTTGCGCTCGCGATCGTCGGCGCGCAGCCACGGGAGCACCGGAACGCCCGCGGGGATCCCCGGCACTTCATGCGCCCACAGGGGCCGAAGCTCCGCGCCGCGGACCCCGCATCCCGGTACGCCCTGGCTGCCCCGGCATACCAGTGTCGCCTGAAGGTCGTTGAGCCGGGTGTGCCGTTTGATCCGCGCCTTTCCGATGGCGAGAAATTCGGAAGGCGCGGCGAACGCCTCCCGCCCGCAACTGGCGCATGTAATCTTCAGAACGACCCCGTGGTGCTCGCAATCGCCGAGCGTGCGCAGATAGGTCCGCCCCATATCACGCTGGCGGGGACCATGGATCCCGCGCACCCAGCTCGCGCTCGTCGACGTTCAGGTAAATCGCCAGGCGGCGGCGGTCCTCATCATGCAGGCGCTTCGGGGAGCCCCGCTCGATGTGCTGCTGAATATACGCCGCGTTGCGACCGAGGATCGCGGACAGGTGGGCAAGCGATTGCCCCCGCGCTGATGCGACCTCAAGCAGCCGCTGGCGGTGGGGTGGAATGCTACGGCTGGGGATAGGCATGATAGGCTCCGTCGAATCAGGGAGCCCCTTGTTCTCTTTTCGTTCTCAACGATCAAGCGGTATCAGCCAAACCGTTTCATGGGTCTCGAGGTTATTGCCATCTCCACCACGCGGCAGCGGCGATGAATACGATCAGTGCGACCACGCCCCACCCCTCCGCTCTAACCGGCATCCAGCTAAGGCCGCCTGGGTGCGCTGCAAACCACGTCCGGGGGTCCCTCATATGTCGAGATCGCGTCGCTGAATCTCGGCAAGGATGGCTTCGGCTTCCGGCCCCTCACCTGTGGTTCGCTGGTACTCTGCCAGGAGATCGGCGTCGGATACCTCGGCGGGGTCATCATTCAGTTCGCGCGGGTCGGGTTCGGTCATAAGCCGAACATGCACCCTTCCCCGCGTTATGACAATTTGCGCTGCGCCTCGTAAAACGCAAACCGCGTGTCTATCCGCGGGTACCGAGATGTCGGAGTTGGAGCCGGGGTTCAGAACGCAGTACGGATTATTGTCCACCACCTCTTGAGGCGCTGCCGTAGAGAGTGGCGGCGATCAGGGTGGACCGGGGGCGGTTGAGGCTGGCGCCGCAGGCGCTTGGAAGTCGGGCGTCGGGCCATGGCGGCGATGTAGCGCCCTGCCCTTCACCTGGGATGAATATGGTCCACCGCTGGCCCTTGGCCTATCAGGTGAAGATCACTCGGTCGGGCCCGACGGGAGACTGGGCGATACCGACGTGCTCCGTCCACGCCCTTCGAAGATTTTGACGTATCCGTCTCTTTTTACGTCGAAGTCGTACATGGTGTAGAGAAGCCACAGGCGCTGCCACACCTCATCCTCGGGCGGTAAATATTCGATCTTCAAGCCGAGATCAGCGGCCTCGCGGTGGTCGATCGTGCTGCCGTGAGAGAAATAGACGTCTCTACTGCCGAGCGTCCGGGCCACCCGCTCGACCTCGCCTGGCTTATCAGAAAGCATCCCATCTCGAAGCAAGCGTTCGGCGAGTTTCTTCGTTTGGTTGAGAGCTAGCAGGCCAAGCTGGTGCAGCGGGAAGTTCATCATCGCGAACTGATCCATTGCCAGGATGGAACAGGGAGTGCCACCGAGCGCGGGGTCAATCGGACCCAGCTCAGACGCAGCCCCCATCACAATCGAAGACGCGGCGAGCGAAATGAGCGTACCATTGCTCTTGGCAGCGTTTGCGATAACGGCGCGAAAGCCAGGGATGCGGGTCTGGAGTATCGATATCAGTGCCTCCGTGGCGTCGGTCTGGCCACCAGGCGTTTCTAAAAGGAAGTCTACTGGTTCGTCAGGCGAAACGTCCGACAGCAGCTCGACAAGGTAGGACACGTCGCCGGCATCGATGGAGCCACCAGCGACGTACCTATTGGCGAAATAGACGATCAAGCGGCGTCCCGTAAGCGCCTCGATGTCCCGGATAAGCATCTGCCGAAGATAGCGGTCTTTCTGGCTGACCCAGTACAACGGCGATTGGACCGGGATTGTGGCGGTTCTGGGAAACTGGTTGTCGCCTATCGCCGAAGCTCCATTGACCGCCATGCCGCTTACCCTTCTTTCTTATCTGGATCTGCTGGGTCTGGCTGAGACATACGGCGCATTTTCTCATAGTCGGGCTGAGTGGTCCGTGGCGCGCGTACCGCATGCTTGTTCGTGACGTAACCGGACGAGCGCGCCCTCGTTATATCCTTCATCGCGGCATGTGGATCGAACATGGAAACCTCCTGAGTCGTCGAAGCTCATCGACTACAACGCCAATATGGCCTTTTCCGGATCCTAAGGAAGTGGCTTTCGGGTTATGTCATGCGGGCACCCCATCGTGCTGAACGCCGTCGACGGCGCGCGCGGCCTCGATCGCAGTCAGCAGCGATCGCGCTTGATGCTCCAGCGTGTTGAGCGCGCCATAGGTCGCCGCGACGCCGGCGCGATGCACCAGGGCGATGGCCCGGCCGAACCTCTCGCCGTCAAAGTATCGATCCGGGTCCATCCCTGCCGCCTCGCGGATCCTCGCGAGTTGCCGTACTGCTTCGTCGCGGACCGCGCTGCGCATCTGAATCTCGCGGTCGACACGCTTCTTCACCTCGGCCGCGATCGCCGCGCGCTCGCTAGCCATTGCGGTGTCGACGCCATCGCGGATCGCGCGCTCGCGTGCCTCGTGTCCACGGCGCAGCAGCGCGGCGAGGAATGCTGGCTCCCAAGCATCTCGTTCCAGCTGCGGCGCCTTGGCCGCGCAGTTGAGGCCGTTGCCCTTCAGGACCAGGTGGCCCCAAGTGGGCGGCAACTCCCCTTCCCTCACAATGTCCGGCGGCGTGACGATCCACCAGTGATCGCAGAAGCGCTGGATCGGCACTGACTTGTCCGGCTGCCTGAGTTCGTGCAGCAAGTCCGACCGGCTCACCTTAATCTCGAACCCATGCAGGCGCAGCCCGCGCGACGGGTAGAGGCTCATAGCGATCGCATCCGCCGACCGCGTCGCGCCCGCGCCGGTGCTGTTCGCGACCTCGAAGAAGCAGGCCCATTCGGGCGCGCGGTATCGGCTCGTCAGCGCGGCACGGACGTCAGCGGCGGTGTAGCGGCTGCCGGTCATGCCGCGATCCGGTTACAGCATCCGGCACGCGGGGGTATCTGAGGGGGTATTCCGCTGTATCGCCGATGTGCTACAAGGGCGTGAGTTCGATAGGTGCCGGGCCCACCAATTTTCCGCTGATCGCGATTATTCACGATGGATCGGCTCCCCCGTGCATTCACCGCTTGCGCCCGGCCCCGCCCCCGCCTAGGCCCCGGTTCGCGTCGGGGAGTGGCGCAGTCCGGTAGCGCGCCTGCTTTGGGAGCAGGATGTCGCAGGTTCGAATCCTGTCTCCCCGACCATTTGTCTCCCGCATTTCTGCGGTTTGAGCGGTCATCAGTCACCATTGGCCTTCGGCACTATTCGGAACGAACCGGATACGCATGGAAGGCAGCGGTATGACGAATCACGGAATAGTCCCGGAGGATGTTCGCGAAGCGTTCTCGGGCTTCGTATATTTCGTCCGATGCGGGATCAGGGGGCCGATAAAAATCGGATATGCCACCGACCCGAGGTCGCGGCTTTCGCATCTTCAAACCTCGCACTTTAAAGAGCTGACGTTGCTCGGCGCATATCCGGGCAGCATCGCCGACGAGAAGCGGCTCCATGTGCGCTTTGCGAGCAGCCGTATCCGTGGCGAATGGTTCCGGGGGAGCGCCGCCCTTTACAATGAGGTCCGAGCTGCCGAGCGCGCTTGGGCCGAGCACCTAATCGCGCGCAATGTCGCCGATACGGCAGAGGTTTTAGACCTCATCGGCTGTGGTGATCGTGCCGAGCGCGTCAGGACCGACGGGCGTAGTTTCGTTACGGGAGCGAGGGCATGAACGACCTAGGCACGGACCTATTCGGCGAGCCCATCATGCGGCGATCAGCGCACTTCCCCACGCCCGGCGTCCGTCGCCGTCTAACGCTCGACTGGGGACCAGGCCCCCGAGCACTGGTGATCGGCTGCAACCCGAGCGACGCCGATGCGATGAAGGACGACCCAACGTCACGCTGGTGGAACGCGTGGTTTCATCGGTTCGGATTCGGCGGATACGATGCTGCGAACCTCTACCCGTTCTGCACGTCCAGCCCGGCTGAGTGCCGCCGCATTGCCGAAGCTGGCTGGGCGGGGGAATGGCACGACCGCGACCAGATGCAGCACAATTATGACGCCGTGATCGATATGGCGAAGCGCGCCGATCAGGTGTTCGTATGCTGGGGCGCGATCGCATGGGACGACATGTGGATTGAGCAGCTGGCCGAGGGCATCCAGACCGGGGTCGCGCCCTATCCTGACCTATGGTGCTGGGGCACCACGAAGGACGGCGCGCCGAAGCACCCGATGGCGCGCGGCAAGCATCGCATCGCGCCGGATCAGAACCCGATCCTGTGGAGGGCAGCATGACCCAAAACCGCAGCACCGCCGTCATGCAGCGCCGGGTCGAGGCACACGACAGCCTGGACGACTTCCCCACCCCTCCCTGGGCCACCCGCGCCCTGTGCGAATTCCTGACCGCGGAAGAATTGCTCAGGCCGGGGATGACGTGCCGCGAGCCCGCCGCGAATCGAGGCCACATGGTCGCGCCGCTGCGTGAAGTCTTCGGATCGGTCGAGGCGAGCGACGTCCACGACTATGGTGCGGGGTTTCCCGTCAGCGACTATCTCTTCGGCCTGCCGCCCACGCCGGTCGACTGGACGATCACCAACCCGCCGTTCCGCCTCGCCGAACAGTTCATCGAGCGCGCGATCGGGACGAGCCGGGTCGGCGCAGCGATCATCGTCCGGGCCGCGTTCCTGGAAGGCGTCGGGCGGTTCGACCGGCTCTTCTCGATGCACCAGCCTGCGCACGTCCTCCAGTTCACCGAGCGCGTGGTCATGCATAAGGGCAAGCTTACCGCGACCGGATCGACGGCGACCGCCTATTGCTGGATCGTTTGGCACCCCAACGGGCCGGGAAAGATGGCGCGCCCATCAGCACGGCTTAGCTGGATCGCGCCGTGCCGGAAGCGGCTGGAGCGGGCATCCGACTATCTTCCCGAATCGAGCGAGGCGGCGTAACCTCCTGCGATGAACGACGCCGACCGCACCGCCCTAGAAACCCGCCTCGCAGCTATGCCCGACCAGGAGGTGGCCCGGTTCTATAACCAGTGCGAGGTCGAAAGCGAGGAAGCCGATATCGCGGCTGGTGAAATGGAGCGGCGCAACATTGACGACTGAGGCCGATCGAGCCCTGATCGCGACAGCCATCCACGATGGCGAAGGATGGGCGCTGACGGGATCCTCTGATGCAATCGCGCGGCTCGCCGACAATGGCCTGGTCCGCTACTGGCAAGGGCGCTGGCAACTCACGCCGCAAGGGTTCCGGCATCATCCGAGGTTCGCCCGTGTCCAAGGTTCCTGACGAAGGCCACCCCTTCACCGAGCGCACGGCGCGCCAGATGTTCGCTGCCATGCCGCCCGGTGCGCTTCCTGAACTGGCGATCGTGCTGGGAACATGGGAAGTGCAGAGCGTCGAAGTGCGCGAGGTGTTCCGCGATCGGGCCCGCCGGTTCATGGCAGGCGATCTATCCGTTGCACCGTGGATGTACCCGAAGTCACAGCCGATGCATGTGGGGTAGCTTTGTACGTTAGCCCCGTTTCGTGGAAAGTGCGCGGGTCAGATTGTAGCTAGCTAAAAGGTAACTGGCGGTTACCTTTTACTTCCCCGCCTTTACCGATGCCGCAGGACAGTCGACCGTCACGCCCTGCCCCGCCATAGTCCGGCATATCCGCCCCCATGCGCGCGATACAGTCTCGCCCCATATCTCGATAGCCGCGCTGTCAGATGCAGCCACAGCGTCGTCCTCGACGGCTTCTGGATGAGGCTTAGGCTTCACCGCATTAGCCGCAGCGACATCAACCGCACTGACGCTTATAGATGGCGGAGGAAGTGTTACCCGATTGGCGCAAGCGCTCGCAGGCAAGAGCGCGAACAGCGGGGCTAGGCGCATTGCCTTTCGGTGCAGCGTTGATCGCATTGGTCAGGTCGTCCTTCATGGTGTCCAGGTGGGCGGTGTCGTCGGCACGTTCCGTCGCGGCCTTTTCCAGCGTCGCAGTCTTCAGCTTTTCGCGTTCGAGTTCCGCCACCTGCTGCTCGATCTGGATACGCTGCCCTGCAATCGTGCTGTCTGCGCGGACCAGAAGGAAGTGTTGACCGATGATCGCGGCGATCAGCGCGAGCGGGATACCCAGCTTCAGGATAAGGCCCCACGGGATCGTCATGCCGCATCCTCCGTCGGCACCGGCCTATCGGTCGGGTTGACGACCTCGACCGGTTGCGGGCCGGATGCCAACACCGCAGCTTTGTCGCTGCTACCTTTGGACGATCCCAGCCAATAGCCGACTGCGATCATAAAGGCGCTCTTGAGCGTTTCCTCGATGCCGTTCGACCAATGCGCAATCAGCGCCCAACCGAAGTAAGCAACAATCGCTGCTGACATAACGAGGCGCGGCCATTCGCGGGAGTCGTTCATGCGATACCTCCATCGCGCAGAGCCCGCTCAAAATGCTGGGCATAATCCTCGACCAGTTCGGCGCGGTCAGATCCATTTATGATCCGGCGCGCGGCGACGTACTGGTCATGCGTAGCCACCCCTTGGCTGGGCAGATAATCAGACAGCTTTTTGCCGCTGAACCATCCTTCGGTCATGCCTTGCCGCATGATGCGCGCGGCCGGTCCCGGCGCCATCGCCAGATCAGGATTGCCGACTAGATCGATGCCGAGTTCTGCCCCTGCCCGCGCGTAGTTATTCTTCCACGTCAGCTGCACGAAGCCGCGACCGCAATAGCGGGGGCCATCACCGGCGCAGGTGTTGCCGTTCGCGATGCACAGCTTGGTGCGGTTCCCGGCCACGTCGTACATCTTCGTGAAATAGGACGGCCCGCCCATCTCCTTGATCGGATGCATCGTCGCCGCGGTTTCATGCCAAGCGGTCGCCAGCATGTATGCCTGATGCGCCAACGGTGCGCCGTCGATCGCATCGAGCAGAACGCCGAAGCCCTCGACCTGCGATTGGTTGAGCGATCCCAGCCGCATGCGCACGGTCGCAAAGAACGCGGCCCTATTGAGTACCGTCATCATTCGCCCCCTTGGCTTTGCGATCCTTGGACACCCGCTCTTCGCTGATGGCTGCCTGTGTCTGTTTCCGAATGTCGCTGAGCTCGCGGCGCACCTCGTCGAGCCCGTCCGCGCCCGGAGCAACGCGGCGCGTCAGTCCGACGACGCCGTTCTCCAGCACCTCCAGAACCCGCGTACCTGCCATGCCGACACCGAGCCCGATGCCAAGCGACCAGGGAAGGTCGGACTTCGTCATCAGCGCGATCATCAATGACGCGATCCAGACCCCGCCCGCGTTCCAGATCAATTGACGGCGAGCCTGCTTGAACGCCTTGGCGTCCTCGACCCGCGCAAGGCTCGACGCCATGCCGAACGCGCACGATAGTAGGGTCAGGACGGCAACCCCGATCAGCGGCAACCCACCTTCGGTCGGAGCCCAGAGCCATGCCGTCAGGGCGCCCACCAGCCCCGGCGCGACAGGAGCGGCCCTCATCCGGCACCATTCACCCCCGCAACGCCCATGATGAGCAGCGAGGCGATGTACCAGCAGCCCGCCCACTGCATTTTATATCGCGGATTCGGCGCGATGCGACCGAGAACGAACACCTCGACAACCACGAAGAAATTGACCGCAGCGAGGTATTGAGCAGGCGGGGCCATCACCGTCGACCAGCGCGCGACGTGCCCCATAAGCGGCGTCGTGTAGCCGAACAGAGCGGTAAGCCCCGCGGCCAACGCCGTGAGGCTCGATCGCAGATCCCCGCCGCTACCGACCGGTCGATAGACGAGGCGTGGCTTCGGGGCCCAGCCGCGCGCCGACATAGCGACGTGCGCCATGTTGGATAGCCGCTGCGTCGCTACCCAGACGAGCAGCAGGCCGATCCCCCACGCTGCTAGACGCGCGCCGTCTGTGAGGATGGGGATCACGATCAGACGGCCCGCCCGCGCGCGATTTCCAGCGCCTTGAGCTGGTTCACGAGTGTGATGGCGGTCGCGAGGTCGGTGGCGTCGGCAGCTAGCGTCGGTGGCGTGTACGCGAACCGAACCAGTTCACTGGTGGCGGTGTCGTAACGCACCTCATCCATCGAATTGCCGGTCGTGGTGTCCGCGCGGATATTGCGGAATATCGGCCCGCCGCTTGCCGTGAAGTCGAACGGCACGATGCCGTCATCGACCCAATAAAGCGATGGAATACCGTTCACGACCCGGAAGCGCACCGCCTTGCCGCTGTCACTGTCATTGAAGTCGACCGCAGGCTGAGATTTTCCCACACCTGGAACACCGATATTGAAGTCGGGCAGAACAGAATTATCGCTGTTGATCGTAACCGGGCCGCGCAGCACGATCGCGCCAGTCATCCCGACCTCGATTGGATTCGTGACAGCATCGCCCGAAGAATTTAGCGTGGACAGATAGAGCTTACCGCCAATGAGTCGGAACCTCATGCCGTTAATTCTGGTCAGCCCGTCAGTCGTCCATTCTTCCAAATCATAGGCAGGGCTATCGCCGCGCGCACGAAATGCGGGAAGCGGATTGCCAGCAGAAAACACGCTCGATCCGTCACCCGCGATATCGATCGGGCCGCCAGACGTGATACCGAGCCGGAAGTTCACCCGCCCGTTGGTCCCCCATTCCGTGTGATATCCGGCATTTTCATTCAGAAGGCGGAACGGCACATCCGGGGTGGAGCCGGGGGCAAACGTGGCGATATCAACCGAGACACAGACCCCGCCCACGCGGGCGTAGCGAAGCGAATATGCGATGTTGTTGGCAGCGCCGAGCGAGCCCCGGAGATCGTACCCGTAAGCAGTGACTTCGCCGCCTGCGAACTGGTCGCGCTCTGTCGCGTTGTTTGTCCCGTCACCATCGTTCGGGCTAACCTGAGTTTCACCACGCCGCCCTTTTACCGCAGGCCGGAAAAGGATGGCGCTAAATGGATCGCCGGGGGCTGCATCTTTGATCTCGGTGGCACCGATCGAAAGGGAATCTGTCCCCTCCTTCGTCAGCGCCTGGAAGATCAGCAGGGACCCGCCCGATGTGCGCCGATACCACGAGACATAGCCGTCACCCGTCGCCACCGCGAACGCGGCATCGGTTGCTGTCGCGGCTTCACCGGCTGCGATGGTGGCGTAGAATACCGGGCCTTCGGTGACCGCTACGTCGCGGGCGATCGCGGCCTCTGATGCTGCAGCCAGTGCTGTCGCGGCGCTGTTGGCAGCGCTCGCTACCAACGGCGAGATAAGCGCTGCACCTTCCGTGACGATCGTACGCCCCTCTACTACCCTGATTATACGGTCAGCCATTGGCGCTCGCCTTCACGATAAAAGCGCCCTTCATCCGGCGCACCTTGCCGTGCCCGCCACCGTCGATGTCGAGCGCATATTGCAAGACGAGATCGCCGCCACGGGGGGTGGTGAAGGGCAGTCCCTCGATCGTCGTCTCATTAATCCTGATCTGGATATCGCTGCTCGGGATGTCGTTGGTCGTAGTGACTGACACGGAAATTCCCTGAGCTGTCGGTGCCGCATTTCCGAGTGCGACCCGAGCCGCGCCCGATTTGTCGAGATAATCGCGCACCTCAAGTACGAAAGTCGCGGCGCTGTAATCGAACCCCTCGAACGTCGTCACATCGACGAAGGGAGTGCCACGTTCGGCGACCAGATCGACCTGAGCGGGCGTCATGCCGGTATATCCCCGAAATACTCGACGAACCGGACGGAGCCCTCGGCATATCCAAACGTGACGGGCGATCCCATGCCGCCATCGACGCGCATGGTGCATTTCGGATCGTAGAACTCGGCTGGCGTTCCGCTTGCAGTTGCCTCACGGAGCGGCATGCCAATCTTGATCAGCGCCGTGGCGCCATCGTCGGACAGCACCTCGGCAACCGGATAGGCACGATGCCGATAGGTCGCGTGGTCGATCGAGAGCCAGATGCCGGGGCGGACGGGCTTTGCGAGGTCGGACACGTCTACGCTGATCGTCGTCGCGCGAAGCGCCGCGGTTGCTGTCAACGTGGCATGCGGCTCGCTGTCGGTAAAATCGGATTCCTCCCACCACGGCAGCCCGCCGATAGGGGTCGTGACGTCGCCCATCATCTGGTGCTTGGCATCGCCAAGAGGGACGATGATCGGACGTGTCCCGCTGCCAAACTGCGCACTGATTGCGCGCCATGCAGTCGCGGCTTCCGGAGCATCCAGATACGCCTCGGTGAACTCGACTACTACCCGGCCCCCGCCGTCCGTCTCGACCAGATCCTCTTCACCACTGATCGACGTTCCGCCAGACACGGTTCGGCGTTCGATATCGGGGCTCACCCCGGTGAAATAGAAGCGGCGGGTGGGGAATACCTTCATGGCACCGCGACGCTATGGACGAGGGGCGCGCAGGGTTACCGCCGTCAGGGGATAGCGGTGCCCGGTATTGCCAGCGTGTCGGCGCGATAGGTCTCGCCGGTGTTGGTCTCGACCGAGGTGAACGCCGCGTTCATGACGGCGATGTCCGATTCGGCATCCGACGTCGGCGTGATCGCCGCGGTCGCCGTCACGGTGGTCGCGAGCGGGTCGTTCACGAAACCGGTTGCGAACTTGAGGCCATCGCCCTTCATCCCGATGTTGTGGATGAACCGTTCCGCGGAGGTCGTTGCGGCATTCGCCTTGTCGGCGATGACGTTGACGCCGAGCTGCTGACCGCGCTCCAGATCCATGCGGTTCCACTTGTAGCCGATCGCGGCCATGTGGTTTTCCTGCAGGAACTGGGTGCGCGACATATCGGCGTAGGGCATGTCGTCCGCCGCCACGTCGAACCATTCCGGCTTCCCGGCGATGTCGCCCGAATAGAAGACCGAACCCGCCGTCCAGATCGTGCCAGCGGTGTCGACCGGCATGAAGTCGGCGTAATCCGCCATCGGATATTTGATCATGTAGACGCCCTGCTCGACCGTGAGCAGCTGCGGCATGAGGAAGGCGTTGACCTGCTGGGCGTCGTTCAGGTCGATGGAGCGGATCGCGTCGACGAACGCGGGCGATGCCCCGTCCTGAGCGATCAGATGGGCGACTGCGGCTTGTACCGAGTCGAAAAAGATGGGCTTGGTCATGCTATCCCCCGATTAGCGACGGACGATGCGGACGTTGCCCGCAGCCGTGATGGTGTCGTCGAATACCCAGCCGGTCGCTGCGGTGTTGCTCGTGCTGACGTTGGTCACGGCCCCTGCGCTCGTCACGTAGACCGGGTCATCCTTGGCGGCTGCCGTCGTCGATGCGACCCAAATCTTGCCGCGGTTCTTGACCGGGATCGTGTCGCCGGGAGCATAGGTGTCAGCCGCGCGAGCGGTGGTGACGACATTGCCCTTATGCGCGATCGAGAAGCCGCGCAGGTTCGCCGACACGGTCAGCGACCCGCAGCGATCCGCGCTGCCCTTGTAGACCGGGCGCCCGAAAGCGCATGCGGTCGCGCCTTCCAGCACGACGCTCATGATGTTGGAAAGCTCGCCGTCGGCTTCCATGCCGGGGTAGCCGAGCGCGATGTTCTCGCCGAACGTGTTCTGAACTACGGCCATCACAGATCGCGGCGTCGGCAATGGCGCAGTCGGGACCGGCGCGACCCCGGTCGACGATGGCGATATGGTTGCCGACGATGGCGGTCTGGCGCGCGGCGCACTTGGTGCCGTCGGGTGCGGTGAAATCGCCGAATTCGAGCGACGAGGAATAGCCATTCGACAGCTCGCGCTTCCCGGAATCGACCGCGGTGATCGCAGCCGCATCGGTCAGCAGCAAATCGAACGCGACGTATTCGCCATCGCGAACCGCGCCCATGATCGTGCCGCGGGCATGGTCTTTCCAGTTGGTCGAGGTGACCGGCTGGGTCGGATGGTTGTCGGTGATGGGCTTGCCGATGAAGCTGCGAACCGCCTTGGCGTCGAACACCTGGTCGGCATCGCGCAGCACGTTGACGATCGCCTGGTCGCGCAGACCGTGCGCATTGGTCGGATCGACCTCGCTGCCTGCGTATTGATAGGTCCCGGTGCGGGCGGCCTTGGCGCGGACAGCCATGTAGCCATCGCTGGTGCGGCGCGGTGCGTCGAGGGTCAGATGGTCCGCAAAGATCATGAGCCCCGATTAAGCGGGGGTTGACGGGGCGGTTACCGCCGTCAGGATGGGCTTTCTCAAAACTCGGAGAGAACGAACATGGAAGAAGTTAAGGCTGGCGACATCGCCGTTCTCCAATCGGGCAGCGATCCGATGACGGTGCTGAAGACTTACACCGCCAACGGTATTTCGATAGCTGACGTGGCTTGGTCGACATCCAAGGGCGATCACCACACCGCATCGTACCCGACTGCCGGGCTCAAGAAGATCGGCTAATCGAACACCATCACGCTCAACTCGCGACATCCGCAATAAGGCAGCCTCCCCGGCAAATCACCCGCTTCGGGGGCCGCCATCACCGTCTTGCCATCGATCACTGTACCCACGCGCCCCGGGTTGTCGCTGTAATAGAACCCATCCCGCTGCCGGTGCCACGACCGCGGATGCAGTTTGCCGGAATGCTTCCATTCCCAGACATCGAGCCCGGCCTGACGACGCCGCTCCGATGCAAGCGCCGCAGTCGTTTTGCTGAGTTGATCCGACGCGATCAGCAGCGAACGGGTGCGCGACATGCCGACCGCCTCCCGGATCGTTGCCGCCACCTCACGCGCGGGCGTCCGGTTCCGCAGCCCATCGAACGCCGCAGTCGCGATCCGTTGCCGCGCCTGTTGCGATACGTCCTTCACCAGGCTGGCATTCCACTCGGTCGCCTGCTCCAGCGTCTGCGCTACGTCATCCGGCCCGATCAGGGTATCGAGATCGACCTTGGTGGCCGACAGCACTGCGCCGCGCCATTTGCCGCGCTGCCACGTCTCGACCTGTACCGCCCAACGCCGCAGGTTCGGTCTCAGCAGAATGAACAGCCGGTCGAACTCGGCCAGGGCGTCGTCGAGGATCGGCACCGGGCAGAAGCTGCTGCTGAGCGGTGAAACCGTCGTGTCAGTCCTGCCGCGCGGCTGGTTCGGGCCGAACCCCGCCTATCCGATTGGAGAACGTCCATGAATGCGCCCGCTTTCAACATCGCGCAGGCCGACCTCGGTCCCGGTGTCCATCGGCTGCCGAGCGCCGTATATCACAGCGACCCGGCACCGCTGCCGAGCCTGTCGGCTACGCTCGCCAAGCTGATCACGGCGAAATCGCCACGCCATGCATGGCATGCGAGCCCCCGCCTGAACCCCGACTATGAATCGCTGAACCGCAAGACCTTCGATATCGGGCGCGCGGCGCACCGGGCAGTGCTCGGATGCGGTGACGATTATGTCGCTATCCCGACCGATCTGCTGGCGACCAATGGCGCGGCCAGCACGTCCGCGGCAAAAGCCTTCATCGCCGATGCGCGCGACCGCGGGCTAACCCCGATCAAGGATGACGAGGTCGCCCAGGTCGAGGCGATGGCCAAGATAGCCCGCGCCCGGCTCGCCGAGTTCGGGATCGAAATCGATCCGGATCGCTCGGAACTCGCCGCGCTGGCGGAGATCGATGGCACCTGGTGCCGTGCGATGTTCGATCACGTCCCGGCGGACCCGCGCTCGCCGTACTTCCAGTACGATTTCCAGGTCAAAAAACAGCGGTTTCATGGCTCAACGGGATGCAAGACGAAGCGCGATGCGCAAGCCTTCATCGACAACCTCCGCCGCGAGATAGCCCTTGGCAGCAGCACCCTTCCCGGCGTCACGCTCGGCAACGCCTGCGCGGCCTATTGGAACGACAAGGGGCAGCACGAGGCATCGGGTTACACGACTGAATATCAGCTTACCAACCTTTGCCGGATCATCGGCGAGAACGTCATGCTGAGCGCGATCACGTTGACCGACTGGCGCGCCTTCATTGCGAAGCGCCGCGGCGAAGGCGTGTCCCATGCCAGCATAAACCGGGAGTGGCAGCTGGCGCGCAGGGTCTGGCGGCATGTTGCCGACACGCATGCCGTCAGCACGATTCAATGGGGAAAGCTGAAGCTGGATGAACCGGCAGAGCGCGTCCGCGCGCTCAAGGCGGACGAGGAAAAAGCGCTGTTCGAGGCCCTGCCCGATAGCCTGCGCGCGATCGTCGAGTTTGCGATCCTGAGCGGGCAACGCAAGTCTGCTGTGATCGGATTGGAATGGGATCGGATCAACTGGGGTGCTGGCGAGGCGACGATCGTCAACAAGGGCGGCAACCTGCACAGCTTCCCGCTGTCACCGGCGATGGTGCAGCTGCTCCTCGAGCAACCGCGTGTCGACGGGTGCCCGTTCGTGTTCACCTATGTCTGCGAGCGCCCTGCCCCGTCGCGCAAGGATCGACCCCGCCGTCTCAAGGGTGCCCGGTATCCGTTCACCAAGGGCGGATGGGCGCGCAAATGGTATAAGGCGCTCGCCGATGCCGGTGTCAGCGATTTCCGGTTCCACGATCTGCGCCACACCAGCGCAACCCGGATCATCCGCACGACCGGCAATCTCAAGGCCGCGGGCAAGCTCCTGGGTCATACCGATATTCGGACCACCAGCCGTTACGCGCACGTCGGGATGGAGGATTTGCGCTCGATCATGGTTGCAACGGAATCACGGAATAGTACCGGACAACGGTTGACCGATTCACCGAAAAAGCGCACAAATACTAAGCACAACGGGCCATTGGAATGACTGCTTTGGGAGCAGGATGTCGCAGGTTCGAATCCTGTCTCCCCGACCACTTATTAAAAGTGCTGTAATTGCGGTGGCTTAGCTGCTTGAAGGCAGTCTGAAATATACATTTCAATATACTGCGTCGGTCTGCGCGTTTGTCGGCGATGTGGTGCATGCCGTCGGTGCCGCCGATTCGTGCGAGCTGTTCATCGTTTAGGCATATCAGCCCGCCCCAACCGAGACACACGTGCCAGCGAGCGGAGAATGCTGCACGATCAGAGACCGCTCGAAAAAGCAGCAGCGGTCTACGCCGATCAACCGACCCATTTTATAGAGCTGTGTTAATCGGATAGCCGAGGATGCTAACTTGGCGCCGAATCGCTACTTAGAGAGGTACCGCGAGAATGCGTCTCAGCTGGAATGAAATACGTGTCCGCGCTGCGGAGTTCGCACGTAGTTGGAGTATCGCTGAGAACGAACGGCCAGAGACGCACTCCTTCTACAATGACTTTTTCGCCATCTTTGGTGTCCAGCGTCGCAAAGTCGCAACCTTCGAGGAACCGGTTAAAAAACTTGGTAACAAGCAAGGCTTTATCGATCTATTTTGGAAAGGCAAGTTACTCGTTGAGCAGAAGAGTGCCGGACGTAGTTTGATAAAAGCTCGTGAGCAAGCATTGGAGTACTTTCCTGGCTTACGCGATGATGAGTTACCGCGATACATATTGCTTTGCGATTTTCGTTCGTTTGAATTGATCGATCTTGATACGCGTGAAGAGTACAGTTTCGGTCTAAGCCAACTCCCGGACTATGTTGAGGTATTTGGTTTCATTATCGGCGTCGAAAAGAAGGTTTTCAAGGATCAGGATCCCGTAAATGTAATTGCCGCCGAATTGATGGGTGAATTGCATGATGTTTTGAAGGTTTCAGGTTACCACGGACATCCCTTAGAACGCCTGCTTGTTCGTCTCGTATTCTGCCTTTTTGCTGATGATACCGGCATATTCGATGAACTTGGGATGTTCGAAACCTTTTTGCGTGAACGCACGCGCGAGGACGGCGCAGATCTGGGGCCGTTACTGTCGCAGTTTTTCCAAGTTCTTAACACGCCGATTGACGCGCGGCAGCGTAATCTCGACGAAGATCTTGCACGCTTTCCATATATCAACGGTCAGCTGTTCGCAGAGTCCCTCCCGATACCAGCGTTCGACGCCGGAATGCGCAGTACGCTGATAGCGGCATGTGAATTCTCTTGGGAAAAGATCAGTCCCGCGATATTCGGCGCATTGTTTCAGTCCGTGATGAGCCCGAAAGAACGGCGGGCAAAAGGTGCGCATTACACTACTGAAAAGAATATTATGAAATTGATCCAGCCGCTCTTTCTCGACGAGTTAACGGATGAATTCTTTGATTTGATGCAAGTCAAGAGAGGGCGGCGTGCGTTGCTTCTGGCCTTCCAGCAGAAACTGGCGCAAATAAACATTCTAGACCCCGCATGCGGTTGTGGTAATTTCCTGATTATAGCTTATAGAGAGCTAAGGCTGCTAGAGCTCAAGGTTTTACATGCACTGTATCCTGACGGCCAGCTCGACCTAGAAGCAAACCTTCTCTCAAAAGTAGATGTTGATCAGTTCTATGGATTAGAAATTGACGAGTTTCCTTCGTTAATTGCACAAACGGCGATGTGGATGATGGACCACATCATGAACAACCGGCTCAGCCGCGAGTTTGGTCAGGTTTTTGCCCGTATTCCGTTGCGCGCCGCGGCGCATATCCATGGTGGCCCAGAGAAAGGCGACGCTCTCAATCGCGAGTGGAGTGACGTTATTCCCTTCGACTTGTGTACGCATATCATCGGCAATCCGCCTTTCGTGGGGTTCGTCATGCGAGGAGTTGATCAGCAAAGCCAAGCTAACAATTTGATGAAAAGGCTAGGGGCTGCGGGATCTAGGCTAGACTTTGTGGCGGCGTGGTTCCTCAAAGCAGCGGAATACATGCAGCAATCAAAGGCGACGATGGCATTTGTCGCGACAAATTCGATTACTCAGGGAGAGCAGGTTGCGGCCCTATGGCCCGCTCTATTCCACAAGTGGAACTTAGAAATCGGCTTTGCTCACCGGACTTTTGCGTGGGGTTCAGACGCGCGAGGGAAGGCTCACGTCCACGTGGTCATCGTCGGCCTTATGAAGCGGGGAATGGAGCCGAAGCAGAAGAGGCTATTTTCGTATTCTACCTACAGGTCCGAGGCTGATGAGACTACCCACGCAAGCCTGTCTCCATACTTGTTTGACTCCTCGAAGCTACAAGATCGGCACTTGGTCGTTAGCCGTTCAAGGGCGCCAGGCGGTGAGATGCCACTGCTACAGGTTGGCACAAAACCCGTAGACGGGGGCTACCTGGTTTTGAACGCCGCCGAACGATCGACGCTGATCACTGAGACCAAAGAGATTGCAAAGTTCATCCGTCCTTACATGGGCACAGAGGAGTTTCTCGGGGGCGCAGAGCGGTGGCTACTAACTCTCGCGTCTGCCGACGCTTCGCTCCTCCGCAGTGCTCCCGGGGTCATGAAGGCGTTAAAGTCAGTTACACGCTATCGCAAAGGCGAGATTCCGCCGAAGACGAAGCCTAATGCGAAGTTGAAAAAAGCTAGTAAGATGAGCTTGAAGCTGGCTGACACGCCGCGTAAGTTTCACGTAACTGTAATTCCTTCAAAGTCGTTTTTGGTCGTTCCAGAAGTTAGCTCGGAAGAGCGTCGTTATATTCCGATCGGTTGGTTAAAGCCTCCCGCTGTGCCGAGCAACAAGCTTCTCGTAACAGAGTGCGCAGAGCTCTATCACTTTGCGCTTATCACATCGGCAATGCATATGGCTTGGACGCGATATGTTGGAGGACGGCTCGAAAGCCGGTTACAGTATTCAAGCGGTATAAACTATAATCCATTTCCGTGGCCTTCATTAGTGCTACGGAACAAGAAAAAGCTCGCTGAATTAGCTGAGGCGGTAATCTCCTTAAGACAAAAATTTTCGGACCAATCGCTTTCGGAATTATACGACCCAGTCGCGATGCCATTGGAACTATCTAAAGCGCACGCGAAGATAGATTTGTACGTAGATAAGCTGTACCGAGCCAAGGTGTTTGAGGGCGACCGAGACCGCGTAGAGCATCTTTTTGCTCTTTATGAACGGGACAAGGCAGCTCTGCTTGCGCTGGCGTCGACGCCCCGTAAACGGGCGCAAAGGCTTCAAGGAGCCAAATGATCCGGGACTGTCGCTAGTATATGAGCGCTTTTGCCAACCATTGCAGGGGCGGAATGATGCAAAGCCGGAGCGTCTTCAAACCCAACGAGTGCGGTCCGGCGAGCTTGAAAATTAGATAATTGAGGTCAGCGCGCTGCATTCGACAAACCCGCGCAGTCTGCTCGACGACTGTGCCGCGCAAGACCGAGATGCGGCAAGTGCGATCGGATGGCCGGCGCGCCTATTGCGGTTTGGAGATGCGTTAAGCGACGATCCAGCTACTTCGCGCAGTATCTGGCAACGGTTGCCTTGCTAATATCGAAACGTGCCATGGTCTGCCTAACCGTAGCTCTGTTCTCTACTCGCCATGCGGCGACGACCGCCGCATCATGGGCCTTTGGACGCCCCATGCTTGCCTTGCCCCGGTGTGTGCGGCCTGTTGCCGCTATCGCTGCGCGTGCTGCATCCCGACCAGCGTCACAGCGCTCACGAATGCGCTGGCGCTCCATATCCGCGATCTGTGCCAATACTGCCACGATAAGCTCACCGACCCCGCGACCGATAGGACCAAGCCCGCGCACGTCGAGGGTCACACCTTCATCGAGTAACCGCCGCACAGTAGTTTGCACGTCGAGGGCGTCACGCCCCAAGCGGTCAAGCGCATAGACATAAAGCGTATCGCCCTCACGCACATAGGAAAGCAATGCCCCGAACCCCGGTCGATCAGCGGCCATCGTGCCACCGCTCACGCCCTCATCGCTAAACTCGCGATCGAAACCTTCGCCTAACGCATGCCGCTGTGTGTCGATTGACTGATCGCCGGTGCTGACACGATAATATGCGATGCGGTTCATGATGGCCTCCGAGTCTCAAAAGATACCTATTGATAAAGAGACAGTATCACAAGTCAATGTCGTATCTTTTGAGGCGCTATCTAGCGGGTATTTGCCTTACCTCTAAAGGTGTAACTTCTGAGGTTGCATCTTCGGACCTAGGCGCACTGTTACAACGCGGCGCTATCGCGCTGAAAAGGCAGGAGACAACAGGTGTCCATCAAAACCACGACACCGGTCGTGCAGCTAATCAGAGTTCCGCCACATCCGCCTCGGCGACTCTCAGATTGACGCAACATTCTCGCTCATTGCGGCAGGAAATGCCCCTCTCGGTCAACGCGAGCCGCACCTGTCGCGACCAGTGTATCTATTACCTCGGCGACCCGCGCGCGGCGCTTGGGCGTCATGCGCCCCTTCAAGAAGGTTGCGAGTGCATCGGCGGATAGCGGCGCCTCTGCCAGAACCAGCACGTCGCGAAGCAAACCCGAGCTTATCCTTGCAGGCTGGTGCGGCACCAGAAGCTATCGCCGCGGCCACCAGCCATTGCCTAACCCGGACCATTTGATCGGCGCGCACGTACCAACAAATCTTTGATGGCGTGCGAGAAACGAAGCAGTTACATCCAATTTTCTACAACGGTGATTACAGTCAGCTCATCCTTGGACGCACCGCCCAATGAAAGAGAACCGCGGATGAAACTGATCAAACATTTCTCCGAATTTCTCGCGAATAATGTCAACCTGAATCAGCATCGCATCGATACGCTCGAGGCCAGCGTCGAGGCGATTAAGAACTTCATCCGGGACTCAGACTGGCAACCGCGCGTTTGGAAGTTCGTGGAACAGGGATCCTGGGCGCAAAACACGATAATCCGGCCCGTCGACGGGAAGGAATTTGACGCCGACCTGCTCGTAATCGTCGAGCCAGTCGACGGATGGGCGGCCTCGGATTACGTCAATAACCTTGGCGAGGCGTTCAAGACTAGCGGCCTTTACAAGGAGAAGGTCGAAGTTTGGGATTACTGTGTGACGATCGTCTATGCGACTGACCGGCGGATCGACATTGCCCCCTGCGTTAGGGGCCGCCAAATTACGGATCGACTCGAAGTCTGCAACCGTCCGATCGACCAGTTCGAGCGTACTGAGCCGGTCAAATACACAAACTGGTTTAACACCAAGAACGGGTATTCGGGGGCTAACTCGTTTCGGAAGGTGACCAGGCTGATCAAACATCTCAGGGATGTCCGCGGCGACTTTGCCTGCCCCTCGGTGCTCCTGACGACCATGATCGGCGAGCGCATCCAGTGGTCTGACGCTGGCGCACCCGACTTCAAGGACGTACCGACCACGCTCAGGACAATCATGCGTAGGCTGGATGACTGGTTACGGCTCAACCCCAATCGCCCGAAAGTGCCCAATCCCGAGCTAAGGTCCGAAGACTTTGCCGCGAGCATGACGGACAAGGCGTATGGCGATCTGTGCAAGGCGGTAGGCGAGTTGCGCGCCAACATCGACGTGGCCTACGAAACCACGGGCAAGTTCGCGAGCATCCTCGCTTGGCGCGAGGTGTTTGGCGATAGGTTCGCAAAGGATGCGACCATCCTCAGCTACTCGCTAACCGAGAGTCAGGACGAGGACGAGGACGAACTCGGCGATCCTACAGAAATTCTGGCTGGAGTGATCCGATCAGACGCCCATCACGACAGTGAAATTGTTGACATAATATCCCGTGTCGGACGCTGGCTGTGGAAGCCGAGCTTGGATCGGCCAAGGCACATGCGACAGCCGATCTGGCCGCGCGCGGACATCGTCTCCGGTCGCGTGCAAATCGTCGCGATATGGCGGCCAAGCCAGCATTCGCCGGAGGGTGAGCGGATCGAGGACTTCGAGCAGGTGCCCGGCAATGGCGGTCTGTGGTTCGACGTCAACGTGAATGAAGGCCAGGAGCTGCCGACTGGACACTCCGTCCGTTACAGAATCACGAACACGGGGGCGGTGGCAATGGCGCTCGGTAAGGGACGGGGCGGTTTCGAGACCCCGCAGGAAGGAACGCGGCGGTGGGAGCCGCTCGAATATCGCGGCGTTCACTTGGCGGAAGCCTTCGTGATCCGGGAGAGCGACCGCAGCCTGGTTGGCCAGAGCCCGCCCTTCCACGTCGTGATCGCATGAGGCCCGAACGATGAGTAAGAATGCGGACACTGATCGCTCAGGCATCGGCATCCGCCAGAACCAATCGGCTGTCCTACGGCTGCTAAAGGCGCGTCAATGGCGCTGGGCGGTCGCGGCCCGGTGGCAGATGGCGCAGCTAATCTTGGTCCTTGTCGCGCCAATGCTGAGCGTCACGCTCGGTCAATACCAGCCACACAGCCGCCCCCTGATTTCGTTTATCGCCGTTTGCTTTGGGATCGCCGACACAGCGTTCCTCGACCGAGTCTACCGCGAGGCGCTCAAATCCGCCGCCCGCGCGAGCGAACTTTTCGACACAATGCTGTTTCGCCTCAATTGGAACGCGCTCGCCGCAGGTAAGCGGCCCTCACCGGAGGACACGAATCGAGCGGTGCGCGGGTTTGACAACCTGCGCGGTCCGCAGCCGATCGCGGACTGGTATTCGCCCAAGGTTGACGGGGCGCCACTGCCGCTCGCTCGGGCCGTATGCCAGCGCACCAACGTCTCATACGATGCGGACCTACGAACGATCTATCGTAACATACTCTGGGCTGTCGTAACTATTGTCGTCATCGCGCTGGTTGTCACCGGCCTGTGGCGCAGGGTCGAATTCTCTGACTACATCCTCGGCGCGTGGGTGCCAACGGCACCATTCATCACTTGGACGGTTAGGGAAGCCTTCCGACAGACCGACGCGATTAGGGCCAACGAAGGCGCTCTGGCGGAGGCCGAAAAGCTAATCAACGAAATCATTGCGGGCCAAGCCGATCCAGCTACTGCCGAGGCGCGCTCGCGGGCATTACAGGACGCCATATTCGCGAACCGGGCCAAGACCGTCCTCCTATTCCCTGGAATCTACCGCCTGCGACGTGACGATACCGAGCACAAAATGCACGCCAGTGCGGAGCATTGGCTTGAGAAGGCGGGAATCTAATCGACTGAACCGCAGCTCCGGCGCGAAAATGGCATTTTACTTGGCCCAGCCATTAATTGTGAAAGGAAATTGCGCGTCAGTCTACATGAGCGGACGAAGACACCGGCGTGTTAATCTGAAAGGTCCAATGATTTCGTTCCAAAGACACGGGCGTCGATGGTGTATGGCTGATCTGCCTTGGGGGGGGAGAGCGGCTAATCAACAGCATTCAGGTCAAAATGGCCGCGGATTCTGGAAATACTTCCAGACAGGGCGACGGAACAGTACGGACTACTCAGCCGCTAATCTTTCAATAAACGCTTGCGCAATTAATCCCGAGCATCGTATCGATCTTACTCGCGCCAAGTCCCTCGCCCCGCAATTGGCGGACAGCTTTCTCGTCTACTGTTGGCTTTCTGCCCTTGTAAACGCCTTGCGCCTTGGCTTGACGATCCGTTTCAAATGGCGTTCCCGCCGAAGACCGGTATCGAACGGTGCCAACACGCCGCGCATTTGGAGGAAAGCCTTTCTCGCGGGCGTCGAGTTATCGATCAGTTTCTCGTGAATGCGTGGCTTCCTCACCCACCATATTTACTATGCCCTCAAAGTTCCTGACCGAGCGCGCTAGACGACCGAGACGCCTAACCATATGTATAATCGGACTAGCAGCGTTCGCGGATGGCAGCCGTGCTGGGAAGTCTGCGCGGATAGGCACGATCCGGGTCAGACGACACCCAATTTTCTAGGACATCGTTCTTATCGATTATGGCGGATAAAAATTCGACGACCGCGGGTCATCATCTCAAGCCAGCCCTATAGTGCAAAATTTTCGCGGGTAGCATCAGCGTCCTGGCCGGACCGACAGCGGCGACCCTGCGAAGGATTCGGGCTGGCAGCCCAGTACAGGATTATACCGCACGCTCCGACTGGCGATGAGCGGAACAGACGCGGTGATCGTCTTCGTCGCGAAGTTTTCTGATAGCCGGATCGGCTCCATGCCGGGCTCGAAATCCTTCTTGCAGTCTGCCAGCGCTCGTCCACCCATATAGCGGCATCCGCACCCGACCCGCGCTGCATAACCGACGCCAAGTTCAAGTTGCGCTCGATGCGCACGGACCCAAGCATAGGCTGCCCCGCCCGCAACCAAAACGAGTGCGAGCAGCGACCAGAGGATAGCGCGCCTTGCTTTCATTGCGCCTGAGCCTAGGCTCGGAAAATGCGAAAGAACAGCCAGTGGATCGCTATCGCCGGCTTGGTGTTTGCCACCGGCTCAACTGCGGCGGCCGATGGCGGACCGCTTGCGCCACTCTTTCGTCCCGGCGAAGGCGACACGCGCGCCGCATTGATGATCCGCGACGGGCGGGTAATCGCAAAACGCTATGCACCTGGCTACTCGGACGCCAACCGCTTCATCAGCTGGTCGATGGCCAAAACCGTAACCGCAATCCTCATTGGCGAGCTTGTCACCGACGGAAAGCTGTTGATCGATGCGCCAGCACCGGTTGCTGAATGGCATAGCGCGAATGATCCGCGCCGCGCGATTACGCTGCGGATGCTGCTCAACATGTCATCGGGCTTGCAGCATACCGAGGTCGGCGAACCGGTTGAAGCGTCGGACACGAACCAAGTGCTGTTCGTCAGCGGCACCCAGGCAATGGCGGCGCGCGCGATCGGGATGCCGCTGGAGGCGCGGCCCGGTGCCAAGTTCGAATATAGCTCGCTCACGACGATCATCCTGGCCGAGATCATCACGCGGACGCTGACGCCCAGCACCGACCCGCGTATCCGTGCCGAGGCGTATCGGAGCTTTGCCCAACAGCGATTGTTCGGCCTGCCGGGATTAGGAGCGCGGCGCTCGAGTTCGACGGCGCTGGAACTCAGATCGGTGGATCGCTGATCTATATGACGCTCAACGATTATGGGCGGCTTGGTCAGGTCTTGCTCGCGGGCAAGGCGCCGGACGGGACGCAGATCGTTTCCCCCGAATGGCTTGCGTTCATGAAGACGCCTTCCCCCCGAAACCGCGAATACGGTGGGCAGCTGTGGCTGAACCGCGCAGGTGGCTCAGATTCGAAACCGGCTCTGTTTCTGAGCCGTGGTCCTGATACACTGGTGTCGTGCATCGGGCATCTCGGACAGTATGTCATCGCGTCACCAAACCAGAACCTTGTCCTGGTGCGACTCGGTAAGACCCAAGACGATACTGCTGAGTTTTCGGCGCTTCGCAGCGCGTTGGCAGAAACTGTCGAACAGATACCTGCCAGTCCCAGCGCCTTGACGAACAGAACGAGCGCGCCTCAAGTAGCCCTGGCTCACGCGAAAGTTCGTCGGCGATAGACGAGCTCCCGCCGAAACTGATGGTCGAAAACGGCCCTGGTCAGTGTTGTGTCTGGTGACAGCAGATCATTCACTAGGCGGGTCTGCTTGGTTGCCTGCTGCAACCGAACGCGCCAGGTCATCCACGCCCAAAAGCCGCGGAAGACCTGACGTTTCGTCACTTGCCGGTGGGTGGCGTGAGCATGTCAAAGCGGTATGAACATCGATGCGCCACCCAGCAGCTTAGCGTTAGAGGCGGATACCTTCCGCACGCGACCACCCCTCGCTGCTGTCGAATTCAACGAACCCCTCACGCTTCTCGCCTAGCAGAGAGAAGGTCGACTCCGCGGCGACGCGAGAATGGCAGATCCACGAGTTTGTGACATTCCGCACCATGAACATCTGACCGTCCCGGATGTCGTCGACGGGCGTCATGAACATCTCCACTGCACGGGCGAGGTTATGCGCAACCACTGTGTATTGGTATTGTGCTGCGGGGAGGTCGATCTCGTAGAGCTGGAAGCGCGATTTCGAGCGTTCGGTCTCGGTAGGTGTTGGCATCGTGTTCTCCTGCTTGACCGGAATTGGTCGCAAGGAGAGCATCGCTATTTTCATCGCGGCATGCGGGTGGCAACGGATGGGAATTCAGGTTGCTTACAAACGGTCAAAAACAGGCAACCTTTTGACAACTAAACGCAACCAAGTGTCTGCTGGCATTATTCACTTGGTTGACCATGCGTCGATCGCGGGTTCGCCCTCGCGGATCAAAGCCCAAAGCCGCTGCGCTTCTTGGTTAAGAGGTCGACACATTGCTAAACGGTTGTCGGGGAGCATTCTGCTATCCGCAGCTGCATTCTTCAACGAGTAAGACATCCACTCGGTATTGAAGATCGGATGATAGGGCTTCCGCCACCATATGTTCCGCGCCTGCGACCGTCCCTTATGCTCGCTTGGGCGATCGCCGCCGTTGCCCGACGCAATCTGCATTGCCTGGTAGGTGGCACTTTCCCCTGCTTCTAGACGCGCGGCATCAAGCCCATCCAAAGCGATCTTTGTTCGAACACGCATCGGATAGCCGCCGCCTTTGAGACGGCGCGGTTCGGCAGGAAGGATCTGAATTACTCCGTGGGCATGCACCTTTGATCTGCCCCCCGCTGAGTGGCCCAGAGACTATGATAGTCTGGACCACGAAAGGGACGTCAGATGCCATTCAAGAAGCACAAGCCGGAAGAGATCAT